AGGTAGAGGTAAGGCTTTTGGTGGAATAGAACTCTTAAAAGAATGGAATTGTTGTTTTTTATTTACAGGAGAAGAACCGATCACAAAAGCAACTTCTGGTGGTGGAGTAAAAAACAGAGTAATAGAAGTAGAAGCTACAGAAAAAGTAATTGCAGATGGTAATTTTATAAGTAATTTTGTAAGAAAAAATTATGGACACGCAGGTAAAGAATTTATAAAAAATATTCCTAAACAAGAGGAATTACAACAAAGATATAGGGAAATCTTTCAAAATATATTAAAAGAAACAGATACAACGGACAAACAAGCAATGGCAATGGCGACAATACTATTAGCAGATGAAATATCTACAGAATTAATATTTAAAGATGAAAAACTAACAATAGCTGATGTAAAAAAATGGCTTACAAGTGCAAAAGAAGTAGATGTTGCAACAAGAGCGTATGAATGGACAATGGATTGGATTTCTCAAAATATTAAAAAGTTTAAAGATAATGAAATTGGAGAAACTTGGGGAAAATTAGATGATAATGATATATGTTTTGTAAACAAAACCGTTTATACCAATGAATTAAATAAAGCAGGATTTGATTTTGCAGCAGTAATTAGAAGCTTTGCAGATAGAAATCAAATTGAAAGAAATTCGCAAGGCAAATATACACATCAGACAACTATAAATGGAGTTAGAAGTAATTTATTAAAATTCAGATTAAGACCTGAAAAATCAGACATTGCTTACGAAAATAATTATATACAAGAAGGGCTAGAAGACTTACCGTTTTAAAAAAGGTAAGTTCAAGGTAAGTCTTAAAGAAAAGCCCTAAAAAAGCCACTTGTAGACATATAAAAATAAAAAAACTTACCTCTTACCATAATTATATTATTACATGGTAAAAAAATTATTCAATATACAAAAAAATAAAATTCTATAAAAGTTATTATTATTGCATATAAAAAGGTAAGTTTGGTAAGTTTATTCGAAATATAGCATATTAGAGCAAATAAAAAAGGTAAGATTGGAGGTAAGTCTTAAATGAAAAGTAAAGAAAAAATTATAAATGATTCTATAAAACTTGAAACACCTCCTGCAGATTATAATTTATTAGAAATACATTGTTTTCTAGCATTGAAGCAGTTATTGATTATGTTTCATAACAAGCAGATAACTACTGAAAATGCTAGTAAAACAAAGCAACTAATATTAGCAGATTATGAAAAAAGGAATAAAGAATACGATTTTGAAAAGAGTATGTTTCAAGAACATATAGATCATATAAGAAAAACTGAAAATGCAAGAACAAAATTAAGAAAAATATTAAATGGTGAAGCGGAAGAAGCAAAACCAATAACAGAAGAAAGATTATGCGAAACAATAAATATAGCAGTAGAAATACTTGCTACAGTATTTAAGGGGGAATTTTAAAATGTTAATAACAAGCCAAAACAAAGACGAAATAGTGAATTTTAATAATGTAATAAATATTCAAATAACAGATTGTGATGGTGATTATGTTATATCAGCAATAGCATTAGTTGGAGTAGAAGATTTTTATAGAGAATTGGGTTATTACAATACAGAGGAAAGAGCAAAAGAAGTATTACAAGAAATAATAACTAGATATAAAAATTGGGAAAATTTAAAAGCAGGACAACCAACAGGAATGTGTTTGCCTGTTTATGAAATGCCAAAGGAGTGAAAACAAAATGAAAAAACCAACAATATGTAGATACTGTGGAAGTCCAGTTGTTTATACTTCTAATGCAGAAATATATGGTAGAGAATACGGAGAAGGCAAATGCTATTTATGTAGAAATTGTAGGGCATTTGTAGGAGTACATCCTGGAACGGATGAACCTCTTGGAACTTTAGCAGATGATGAATTAAGACAATGGAGAAAAACAGCACATTACTGGTTTGATCAGATATGGAGAAAGCCATTGAGAATTACAACAAGATATAAAGCTTATGGATGGTTAGCTGAACAATTAGGAATTTCAAGAGAATATACACATATTGGTATGTTTGAAAAAGAAGAATGTGAAGAAACAATCAGACTTGCAAAAGAAAGAATAGAAAAATATACACAAGGAAGGAGTGAGATTTTTAGGTGCATTTAGAATTACGAGATTATCAAAAAGAGTGTTTAGAAATAATAGATAATTTGCAACCAGGTTCATATTTAATACAAATGGCGACAGGTTGTGGAAAAACAGCAACATTTACAAATATAAAAAGAAAAGGTCGTGTACTAGTCCTAGCACATAGAGAAGAATTAGTAACACAACCAATAAAATACTATGACTGCCCTGTTGGAATTGAAATGGCGAATCACAAATCCAATGGAGAACCAGTCGTAATAGCATCAGTACAAAGTATAATACATAGATTAGAAAAATTCAAGCCTACTGAATTTGATATGATCATAACAGATGAAGCACATCATGCTGCAGCAACATCATATAGAAAAATTTATGATTATTTCAAACCAAGATTACATTTAGGTTTTACAGCAACACCAAACAGGGGGGATAATGTAAGGCTTGATGATATATATCAAGATATCATATTTGAAAGAGATATTCGATGGGCAATAAAAAATAAATATTTAACTGATATTTATTGTATGAGAGTAAATATTGGATACGACATATCAAAAGTAGCAAGAAGAATGGGAGATTTTGCACCAGGAGAACTTGAAGAAGTAATGAATCAAGAAGTATTAAACAATGCTATTTTAGATGCGTATAAAAAATATGCAAAAGGTCAAACACTTATATTTGCTTGTAGTGTAAAACACGCACAAGCAATAGCAGACAAAATACCAGGAGCAGTAGCAGTAACTGCAGAAACAAAAAACAGAGAAGAACTAATACAAAAGTTTACAAATAGAGAAATTCCTGTACTTGTAAACTGCATGATCTTCACAGAAGGAACTGATATGCCACTTGTTGAAACAGTAATGATTGCACGACCAACAAGCAACAGCAGTTTATATACACAAATGGTAGGTAGAGGATTAAGACTTTATCCAGGGAAAGACAAACTTACTTTGATAGATTTAGTAGGAACAACAGGAAGGGCAAATCTTTGCACAGCACCAAGCTTAATAGGAATTGACTTAAATGGAGTACCAAGCAACAAACAAGATGAGATACAAGGAGATTTATTTGAATTACCTGATTTAGTAGCAGAAAAAGCTGATTGTCCATCGTCTTGGATAAGAAATATTGAAATAGTAAACTTATGGGCAAAAGAGCAACAATACAACACACATGGAGTAAATTATTTTAAAATGCCAAACGGCAATATGGTGGTTACTATTCCTAAAAGAAAAATAGTAATTCCTGCACAAGATGAACTTGGTAAAACAGTATGGAATGGAAAAAAGGTTAGTATGCAAAAAGCATTTGATGAAGTGTACTTATATTTAAAAGAAAATCATTCTGACTTAGAATACATATGGAATATAGAAATGATTAAAAAATGGGGTAAAGTTCCTGCAAGTGATAAACAAGTAAGTATGATTAAAAGATTTATGAAAGATTTTGACACAGAAAACTTAAACAAAATGCAAGCGACACAAATATTAAATAGATTATTTTATAGGTAGGTAATTAAAATGTTAAGAAAAAAAGATGATATAAGTTTTAAAGAATTAGAAAAGTTTGGTTTTAAATATGGTACTAGAGATAAATTTTTATATAAAACTAAAAGTAATGGAATTGAATCTAGGATATATATTGATTTATTACCTTGCAATAACAACAACAATGAATTGAAAGTAGAATGCCCAAGTCATACTATTTCAGAAAAAATAACTGACAAATTATATGATTTGATAGTAGCAGGAGTAATAGAGAAAAAGTAGGTGATAAAATGCAAAGAAGAGGTTTTATATTTGAACATCAAATTCAAAAAGTATGTGATTATGTAGAAAAAATTGGTGGACATACACACAAGAATCATCCTGAAAGAACAGTAGATGGTACATACAAAAAAGGAGAGCCATTTGATTATGAAATATTCCTTCCAAATTATAAAGCTGTATTTGATGCAAAAGAGAGTAAAACAAGAAAATGGCATATGGTAGATAAAGATATTAGACAATGTAATGAAATGAAAAAATGTAAAAACGCAGGATTAAAAGCATACTTTTTAATTTGTTTTGAAGGCAGAGATGTAAGGATGATAGATGTAGATACAGCAATTACAACATTAAGAAATGGAAGTAGAACAATATCTGCAGAAGGAAATCCACCTTGGGATTTGATAGAAATTTTAGGAGGAAAAAACAAATGAACAAAAGGTGTACAAATTGTGGAAGATATCCATTTTGTAAAGATATAAAAGAACCAGGAAAACCAAACAATTGTGAAAAATGGATAAAAAGAAAATTAATGGAGGTACAAAAAGATGAAGTGTACAGGAAAAGAATGGGATCATTGTAGAGTAGAAAAAATGGGGTGCAAAGGTTGTTATTACGATAAAAAGAATATTGAAGAAGTAATAAAAGGGCTTGAAAGTTTGATAGATGATAGATTAAGTTTTTTAGCACCAGATGATTATAAAGATGAAAACAATGTTTTTCTAAAAGATGTAAAAGTATTAAGAGAAGCAATACAAATTATTAAAGATAGAGGTGTGAAAGAGTATGGGAGAAATATATAAATTATGCTATGTTGATGGGAATAAAGCATGGTTTACAAACAATTTTGAAAAGCAATGGCGGAGATGACTGGAATGATAGACCTTATGAATGCAATGCAGGAGAACCTTATGATCATTGGTTAGAGGAAATGCCACACAAACCACCAGTTTATAAAAAAACATATGAGAGGCATGAAATAAAACATAAAATATTATTTTTTGAAGTAGACGATTGGAACGATCAACGACCTTGTGATATGGGCAGATATTCTGTAGAAGATATAAATAAACAAGCTGTAGCTTGGATACATACAGATAAGTTTAATATTTTAGCTGGGACAACTTATGAAAATTTTATAGATATATTAGAAAAAAATGGTGGAACGATATATTTACCGAAGGAGGAAAAACAAAAATGAATGAAGAAGAATTGTGGAAAGAAAAAACAAGATTAGAAAACAAAGATAAGTTTATGATAGTATGGCATATTGTAATAGCTATATTAAGTATAGTAGTAGCAATAATTGAAAAGGATTTTACCTGGGGATTAGTTGCGTTGTTATGGATAAATGTAACAATAATGGAATATTGTAATACTAAAATGTTAAAAGGAAAAGAAGCAATAATAGATATACAAGAAAAACACTTGATATTACAAACAGAAATTATAAATGATTTATTGAATGAAACAGCAATAGAAATTGATATAAAAAAGATAAAAATACCAAAACATTTTACTAAACCAAATTCAGAAAAATTAAAAGAAAGATTTGATTATTATAAACAAAATAAAAAATTTAAAGCACCAATCATTATTGATAGTAATTGTACTTTAATAGATGGATATACATCATATTTAATTGCTAAAAATTATAATAAAACTTCAGTAATTGTTCATATGAAAAGAAACAAGGGTGATGTAAATGGACGATAGAAAAGCATTAATACAAAAAATAAAAACTTACAAAGGTATGCTGCAGAAACAAAATAAAATAATCGATGCAATGGCTGAAGTTATTTGTAGGTTAGACACAATGAATAATTATGATACTTGGAATAATAACATTCAAGAAGTTAGAGAATATTTTGAAAAGAGGGTTTAATATGGAAACTGAAGTAAGAGAATATAAAGGAATTATATTAGATTTAGAAGGAGTAACAGTAACTAAAAGTAGTTTTGATAAGCCAAGAGTAGCATATTATAGGGTTAAATTATATGATGCAGATAGAAAAGCAACTATTGAGTTGTCAAATGTTGATCCAAAAGAAATAAAAGTAATTGATAAAGAAAGTAAGTAAATTTATTTACTTACAAAAATAGAAAAAACGAACACGAATAACCAAAAGAAAAAGGAGGTGTAGCAAATGGCTATAATTAAAGCAATATTTATGTTTTTTACAGGACTTTATGCATTGGCTAAAATGGTGGATGGAATGAATAATAAATATGTAACAAACAAGGATAAGATAGTAAATTTAATAGAAATAGTTGTTAGTATATTACTAACATTTGCTATATTTAAGTTTTAGGAGGTGCAAAAGATGAAAGTGCAGGAAGTATTAGAAAATTATAATGTATATAAAGTAAGAATTAGCATTACAGAAGCGGAAATTGAAGAGATAAAGAATGAAGTAATAGATATTAAAAGTGCTAATTTAGATGGTATGCCAAAACCTCAAGGCTTTGTTGAATCAAGCATAGAAAATCAAATAATAGAGAGACAAGAAAAAATAGAGAAAAAACAAAGATACATAAATGATTTACAATTTAAAATAAAAATAGTTGAAGATTTAGTAAAAACATTGAAAAAGTATAACCAGGATATAATAGAATTGAGATATTATTCAAAAATAACTATTGAGGAAATAGCAACAAGAAAGAATAAAACATATGGTGCTATAACAAAGACAATAGAAAAATCAATTGCAAAAATGCAAAGAGAATACAACAGAAGTAAAAATTTATAAAAAAATTATAAAAAATTTATAAACTTTTTCCGTATTTTTTCAAAAAATAAAGTGTTATAATTATAATTGATAAAATTGTAAATACCTTTTTGGAATTTCATAAATTTTTTCCTTTTGTAATGGTCGCCGACACAAATGTCGGTGACTTATTTTTTTATATTGCGGAGATGGTGCAATGGAAGCACGATGGGGTCATATCCCATAGACGAGGTTCGAATCCTATGTCCGCAACCAAAGATAAAAGAGGTATGCATATGAATTATTCAAAGTGTATGTTAAGAGAATGTAAAGTTTGTAGAAACAAATTAAAATGTTTTAAAGAAGAGGTAGATTATAGTGAATATTCAAAAAATAAACATCGAAAAACTAAAAGCAGCAGAATACAATCCAAGAAAAGACTTAAAACCAGAAGACGAAGAATATCAAAAAATAAAGAAAAGCATACTTGAATTTGGATATGTAGCACCTATAATAGTTAATTCAGATATGACTGTTATTGGAGGACATCAAAGATTAAAAGTATTAAAAGAATTAGGATATACAGAAATAGAATGTAATATTGTTGATTTAGACAAAACAAAAGAAAAAGCTTTAAATATTGCATTAAATAAAATATCAGGAGAATGGGATAATGCTAAATTAGAAGAATTACTTGCAGAACTTAAAAATGAAGATATAGATATGGATATAACAGGTTTTTCTTTTGATGAAGTAGATAATATATTAAAAGATATAACTGGCTCAAAAGAAGATGATTTTGACATAGACCAAGCATTAAGTGAAATAGATGAACCAGTAACTAAACCAGGAGATATTTGGATACTTGGTAAAAATAGACTAATGTGTGGAGATAGTACAGTAAAAGAAAATGTAGATAAACTTATGAATGATAAGTTGGCTGATTTTATTTTAACTGATCCACCATATAATGTGGATTATGAAGGAAAAACAGTTGATGCATTAAAAATTGAAAATGACAATATGAGTGAAACAGAATTTTATAATTTCTTATTAGATGCATTTAGAAATATGTTTGAAAAAATAAAATATGGCGGAAGTATATATGTATTTCACGCAGATACAGAAGGTTTGAATTTTAGGAATGCATTTAAATCAGTTGGCTTTAAATTAGCACAATGTCTAGTTTGGGTAAAGAATACTTTTGTTATGGGTAGACAAGATTATCAATGGAGACATGAACCTATTTTATATGGGTGGAAGGAAGGTGCAGGACATTATTTTATAGATGACAGAAAACAAAGTACAGTTTTAGAATTTGATAAACCAACAAGAAATGCAGAACATCCTACAATGAAACCTATTGATTTATTAGTATATTTAATAAAAAATTCTAGTAAAGAAAATGATTTAATACTAGATTTATTTGGCGGAAGCGGTTCGACATTGATTGCAGCAGAGCAAGTAAAAAGATGTTGCTATACAATGGAACTAGATCCGAAATATTGTGATGTTATAGTAAAAAGATGGGAACTATTAACAGGAGAAAAGGCAATATTAGAAAAGTAACGGAGGTGGGTGATATGCATTGACAGAACTAGAAATTGAAAATATAAAAAATGATTATTTACAAGGAATGAAATACAACGATATTATAGCAAAATATGATATCACTCAACCTGAATTAAGAAGTATTATTCGCAAAAACAAATTAACAAGGAACAGGAGTAATTCACAAATAGGAAATAAAAATGCTGTTGGAAATAAAGGTGGACATGGAACAAAAAACAATAAAAATGCTGTTGTTACAGGGGAATATGAAAATATATATAAAGATGTTTTAGATGCTGATGAATTAGAATTTTATGATAACTATGAACTTGAAGATGCAGAACAATTGTTAATAGATGAATATAAAATGCTAAAAATTAGAGAAAAAAGAATGTTAACAAGAATACAAGTATTAAAACAGCAAGGCAAAGACATGACCATTGATTTTATAAGAAAAAAGAATACTAGAACTGGAAAAATAACAGAAGAAACAGAAACAATTACAGAAGCAGAACCAACTTTAAATATGATACAAAGAATTGAAGATGGACTTACAAGAGTGCAAGAAGCAAAAAGAAAATGTATTGATAGTTTAACAAGGCTAAACAATAAGGAAGAAAGTAATACATTGAATGTAAACATTACATCTAATCCTTTATTAGAGAGTATAAATAGACAATTGGGTGGTGGTAATAATGGATGAGGAATTTCCACTATCTGAAAAGTATATTGATTTTTTAAAGCACGAATGTAGCACAGAGTTTTTAGAGGGAACAACTTTTGCAGGAAAAACAACAGTTGCAGTTCCTAAATTTATGTTTAAAGTTGCTCAAAGTCCAAAGAAATTACATATAATTGCAGGGTTAGACCTGGGAACAATAGAAAAAAATATAATAAATAAAGATAAAGGCTTAATAGAAATATTTGGAGAATATGCAAAAGGTGGCTGTATAGAATACAACGCAAATGGAAAAGGAGTGCATTCATTACCACATATTTTATATCATACACCAAATGGTGTAAAAGTTATATACATAGTTGGATATGATAATAAAACAAGATGGAAAAAGGTACTAGGTGGACAATATGGATGTATTTTAATAGATGAGTTTAATATCGCAGATATGGATTTTGTAAGAGAAATTTTTATGCGTTGTGATTATAGAGTATGTACTATGAATCCTGATGATCCAAATAAAGAATGCTATAAACAATATGTTAATAAAGCAAGACCAATAGAAAAATATAAAGACGATGCACCAAGAGAGTTATTGAATATGCTAAATGAAACGCATATGGATGACTGGACATGGTGGTATTTTTCTTTTGACCATAATATAAGTTTAACACCTGAAAAGAAGAAAAATATTATAAATTCTGTACCAGTAGGTACAAAATTATGGAAAAACAAAATAAAAGGATTACGAGGCAAGTCCACAGGGCTTGTTTTTCTTAATTTTGATAGAAAGAAACATTGTATTAGTAAAGAAGAGGCAAAAGCATATTTATTACAAAATAATTCAGATACAATAGAATTAAATATAAAATATAAAACTCAAAAAGAAAAGAATGAATATTTTATAATATTTACTGCTGCACTTGATACATCATACAGTTCTTTGAGTCCTGATACAATAGCGATGTCATTTGCAGGTATAACCAATAAAGGTAAATATATCTTATTAGATGAAAAAGTATATAACAATGCTAATTTAGATGAACCACTTGCACCAAGTGATACAGTAAAAAACTTTGTAGACTTCCTGGAAAGAAACAGGAAAGAGTGGGGACTAGCAAAGAATGTATTTATTGATAGTGCAGACCAAGCAACAATTAAAGAATTTGCAAAATATAAAAGACAAACTGGATGTATATATGTATTTAATAATGCTTGGAAAGCTAAAATGCAAATAATAGATAGAATAAATACTCAATTAGGATGGTTTAAAGATGAGTGTTATTTTATAGTAGAAACTTGTACTAATTATTGTGACGAATTAGATGTCTACAGTTGGAAAGAAGATAAAGACAATGAACCAGAAGATGGAAATGATCATATGGTTAATAGTTGTCAATATAATTGGATTCCATATGTAAGTAAGATAGGAGTTAAAAAATGAAAATTGGAGAAAGAGTGAAAAATATGATTAAATCGTGGTTAGATATTAGACCTGCACAAGGTCAAACATTTGTAATAAATGAAAATATGGATTTTCAAGCAAATTGTATTAGAAATAAGATATGGTACAGAGGAGATAGTAGAGAATTATCTGAATTTTATGGACAATTACCATATTCTGCTGATACTTTTTGGGGTGCAGCACAAACTGCAGATATTAGAATGAAAAAATCACATTCAGGATTACCAAAATTAATAATTAAAACTATTATTAATACAGTAATGACAGATTATTCAGGGGATGATTTAGAAGACCAATATTGGAAAGATGTTAACAAAGAAAATGAATTTGATAGTAAAATGCTAAAAGTAATACTAGCAGATATCTTACATATTGGAGATGGAGCAATAAAAATAAATTATGATGCTGATATATCTGATAAAGCTATACTTGAATGGGTAGACGGCTCAAAAGTAGATTTTATTTATAAAAGAGGTCGTTTAGTAGAACTTGTATTTAAATCTTATCATGAAGAAAATAATACAACCTATTTATTAGAAGAACATTATGGCTATGGATATATAACTTATAAGTTATTAAAAGATGGAAAAGAAGTTGGTATAAACACAATAAAATCATTATCAAAATTAAAAAATATTAGTTTTGATAAATCTATTATGTGGGCAATACCAGTAATGCTTAATGAATCAGCTAAATATAAAGGAAGAGGAGAGTCTATTTTTGAAGGAAAATATGACTCTTTTGATAGTTTAGATGAAATTATATCTCAATGGCTAGAAGCAGTAAGAGCAGGTAGAGCAATAAAATATATTCCTGAAGATTTATTACCAAAAGATCCTGATACAGGAGAAATCTTAATGGGAAATCCTTTTGATAATAAATACATAAAAACAGAAGCTACTGCAGGAGAAAATGATAAAAAACAAATTGATGTTGCTCAACCTGAAATTCCAACAGAACAATATTTACAATCTTATATAACATTTTTAGATTTATGCTTACAAGGAATTGTAAGTCCTTCTACTCTTGGAATAGACAATAAAAAGTTAGATAATGCAGAAGCACAAAGAGAAAAAGAAAAAACAACACTTTATACTAGAGGTTTAATAATTGATACTTTAACAGAATTTATACCAAAGGTTATAAATGTTGTATTAAAATCTAAAGACCAAATGGAAAAGAAACCATTAACAGAAGATAAGGAAGTAAATATAAAATTTGGAGAATATAGTAATCCAAGCTTTGAGGCACAAGTAGAAACAGTAGGAAAAGGAAGACAACAAGGAATAATGAGTATAGAAGCTAGTGTAGAAGAATTATATGGAGATTCTAAAGATGAAAAATGGAAGCTAGAAGAAATTGCTAGACTAAAAGCAGAACAAGGAATTGTAAGTATAGAAGAACCTGCAGTTAATTTTGATTTAGAAATGAATGAAGATGGTAACGACACAGATGTCGCTACCAATGCAGAAAATAATGTAGAAGGTCAAAAAGAAGAAAAGAAAGACCAGGAGAAAGTAGTAAATGAGTAATGAATATGATATTGTTAAAGCATTTCAAAGAATAGAAGAAACTTTAATAAAATCGTTAAAGAGAAATCTTACAAGGCACTTAAATGAAGAAAAAGATTTGAATATGAATTGGAGTGCTTGGCAAACTGAACAATTAAAAGCATTAGAACAGTTTAAAAAGAATAATAGAAAATTATTTAAAAAAGACTTTTCTACTATAAATACAGATATTGAAGAACTAATAAAGAAAAGCTATGAAAATGGCAAACTAAATCAAGAAAAGGTAATATTAGAAGCTATAAAAGAAGGTAATTTTAATAGCAATGATAAACAAATAAATAAATTATGGCATATATACAAAACAAGTAAAAATAAAAGAATTAAAAAGAAACAATTAAGTAGAATTTATGATAAAGTAAATCAAGCAGAATCAAACTTTTTTCAAATAAATGATAGGAAATTAAAAGCACTAATAGGAGAAACTGTTGAGAACTTCGAAAAAGCAGAGATGTCAATATTAAGATATTCTAATGATCAATATAGAAAAATAATATATGATGCTCAAGTTTATGCAAATACAGGTTCAGGAACAGTACAACAAGCAGTAGATATGGCAACAAAAGATTTCCTTTCAAAAGGAATAAATAGTATAGAATATGCAAATGGTGCAATGGTAAATATTGCATCATA